GCATCTACAAGCGCGTCCAATGCTTTAACTAGCGAAACCAATGCCGCAGCCTCGCAAGGTGTGGCAACAACTCAAGCTGGCATCTCTACGACTAAAGCGGCAGAGAGTGCTGCTAGTGCCGCTGCTGCTCTAGCCAGTGAAAATGCTGCGGCAACCAGCGAGGCCAACAGCGCAAATAGCGAAGGCAATGCTGCAACCAGCGCGACAGCTAGTGAGACCTCTCGCATTGCTAGTGTGGCCGCACAGGGTGCTTCAGAAACCGCGAAGACTGCTAGTCAAACTGCACAAGCTGCTAGTGAAGCTGCTAGGGACGCAGCCTCGACTTCAGAAGCCGCTGCGGCGACCAGTGAGGCAAACGCTGCGACCAGCGAGACTAATGCTTCCACAAGCGCCGCGACATCAACAACGCAAGCTGGCATAGCGACAACCAAAGCTGCTGAAAGCGCTGCTAGTGCCGCTGCTGCTTTAGCCAGTAAAAACGCTGCTGCAACCAGCGAGGCCAATGCCTCAACCAGTGAGTCAAATGCTTCTAATAGCGCCACATTAAGTGAAGCCTCGCGCATTGCTAGTGTTGCTGCGCAGGCTGCTGCGGAAACTGCTGAGACCAACGCTGAAACAGCACAGACTGCGGCTGAAACTGCGGAGACTAATGCTGCTGCATCTGAGACTGCTGCTGCAACCAGCGAAACCAACGCATCGACATCGGCTGCAACGGCGACAACGCAGGCTGGCATATCCACGACTAAAGCTGGGGAAGCTGCCACATCGGCAACGTCTGCTGCATCATCTGCATCATCTGCTCAGGCGTCTAAGGATGCGGCCCTTGCTGCCTTGGATAGCTTCGATGACCGCTACCTCGGACAGAAGACTTCTGATCCTTCGGTCGATAATGATGGTGATGCCCTTGTATCCGGCTCGCTCTATTTTAACACGACCACAGACAGCATGATGGTGTATGAAGGAAGTGCATGGGTTGCAGCTTATGCGTCCTTGTCAGGTGCCCTGCTCCAAGCCAGCAACCTGTCTGACGTGTCCGATGCAGCCACCGCACGCACAAACCTTGGACTGGCTATCGGGACTAACGTGCAAGCATATTCCGCTGTGCTGGCGGCAACTACGGCGTCTTATACGACTGCCGAGGAGACAAAGCTGGCGGGTATTGAGGCTAGTGCAGATGTTACTGACACGGCGAATGTAGCCACGGCAATCACCGGGTTTGCAACAGGGGCTGATGCCACGTCTTCAGACCTAATCCCTGTGTATGATGTCTCTGCTGGTGCATGGGAAAAGCAGACTATTGCTAACGCCGCGTTGCAGGGGCCTCAAGGTATTCAAGGTATTCAAGGAGCAGACGGAGCAGACGGAAGCATTGGTGTTGACGGCGCAGACGGTCCTCAAGGACCCCAAGGACCCCAAGGAAATACGGGTCCTGCTGGAGCAGATAGCACCGTTCCTGGTCCACAAGGTCCAGCTGGAGCAGATAGTACCGTCCCTGGCCCACAAGGCCCTGCTGGGGCAGATAGCACCGTTGCTGGCCCACAAGGTCCGATTGGCAGCACTGGCCCACAAGGTCCGATTGGTAACACTGGGCCTCAAGGAAATAGTGTTACGGGTCCGCAAGGCCCTACAGGTAATACTGGCGCTACAGGTCCAGCTGGGGCAGATAGCACCGTTCCGGGGCCGCAGGGGGCTACAGGTGCTACAGGGCCTGCCGGTCCCCAGGTAGACGCCACAACTATTCTTGAAGGAAATAGCTCTGTCACTGTCGTGGATAACGGTGCTGACGGTAAGGTTGTGGTGCGAGTTGACGGTGTAGATGTCTCTGAGTTCCAAGACACACACATGGTTATTCCAAAAGGTACAACAGCACAACGTGACCCTAGCACATCATTAGGTTCTATTCGATATAACACTACTACTGGCTTCTTTGAGGCCTTTACAGGCGCTGGCTGGGGTTTATTGGCTACACCACCTAGTGTCACTGGTATTACACCAGGTAACTTCAACGGTGAGGTTGGTAGTACGTTTACTATAAATGGTGCGTTCTTTGATACAGACACCACAGCGTTATTCAAAGGGGCAAACGGTACAGAGTATGCGGCTGCTACGGTTACCTTTGTTAATAGCACACAGATTACGGTTACCAACGCTACAAACCTTCCAGTTGCTAACGAGCCTTTCAAGGTAAAGGTTACAAACGGTACAGGTCTGTCTGTAGAGAGTACGGGTACGATTGATGCGGGTACTGTTCCTACGTTCACGACATCCGCAGGTACCCTTGCAAGCACTTCACGCTGGGACGTAGCAGTTTCTGTAACGGTAAACGCTACGGACGCTGAGAATACTATTACAGGTTATTCTATAACTGAAGGAAACCTACCAGCGGGTCTCTCCCTAAACGCTACTACAGGTGCAATCACAGGCACGTCTACTGCGCAAGGCGCAACAACCTATACGTTTACTGTTGGTGCTACAGACAGTGCAGGTAACACGAACACCCGTCAGTTTAGTATTCAGATTGGCAATGCTGCGCCCGTTTGGAGTAGCCCAGCGAACGCCTCTACTCAGGGATTAGACCTAGGCCGATCCGGCTTAATTACCCTAAGTGCTTCAGACCCAGAGGGTGAGGCTGTTATTTATACGTCTGGTGTGCTGCCTACAGGTCTTTATATAGCCGGTAATGTTATTACTGGGACGCCTACCGTTAAGGCGAACACTAGCGTTGCTGTTACTGCGTCTGACGGGTTTGCTTCAAGTGTGCGGAATTTCTTTATTAACGTAATCGATCCGCATCTGTATAATTTCTTATCACATACGTTCCTCCCTGGAACTACTGGAAGATCAGGCGATGCAAGAGGTGTTTTTGCAGCTTTAACCTCTTATTCCGCCCAAGCCTTTATATCTGACGTAAGCTACTACAACGTAGCCACACCCGGATACCAAGATTGGACTGTGCCAGCAGACGGGACATACCACATTACTTGTGCAGGAGCAGCGGGAGGCAGTTACAGTGGTACAATTGCTAGCGGGGCATCTTTGAGTGCTACTTATAACCTAACAAAAGGATCAGCTCTGAGGTTTATTGTAGGGAAAACGGGAGCTAATGGTTCAGGTAATTACAGCAGTGCTGGTGGCGGCGGTTCTTTTGTTCTTTACGCAAGTTCCATTTCCAACTTCCTTCAGTCGAACGCCGACGCCAGCGCAAATATTCTTATAGCCTCTGGCGGTGGCGGTGGTAGTAACTCTCGTGGGGCGGGTACAAACGCAGCCCTTAATAATACAAGTGGTACACCTTCTTCAGATGGCGCGGCTTTCTACGGCACTAACGGTAATGGCGGTACAACACCATATGGCGCTTGGTCAGGCGGTAGTGGCGCAGGTCTGTTAAGTGGCGGCTCGCAAGTTAAAAACAGCGGCGGATTAACAGGTGGCGCACCTGGTTCATATATAAGCGGCTTTCAGGGCGGCTTTCAAGGTGGGAATTGGTCTCCTGCTCCGGGCGGCGGCTTTGGCGGCGGTGCTAACAGTAACTGGTCAGCCGGTGGCGGTGGTGGGTACTCTGGTGGGTCCGGAGATGACGCAGATGGCAGTGGTAACCAAAAACACGGCGGCGGTGGAGGCGGTAGTTATATGAATACAGGTCATAGTACTTTCATCGCTGAACAGGGTATCCGTGGACCTAACGCACTCGCAGGGTCTATTTTAGTAGAGCTTCTGTAAGCATAATGGAAAAACTTAAACTGTTTTGGCGGAGGTTCACGGAAGCGTGGGCCTCCTGCCTACACATCAGTCACATTCTTCACCCAGGAGTAATCGTATGGCTAACCAAGAAAGCTGGTACATATCCAGAAGTGTCCCCGCAACTCTCCTCCTTGGCCTTATGACACAAGCAGCTGCTATAGTATGGACAGTCAGCATGATGATGGCAGACATCCAGCAGAACACTGAGAAGCTGATAGCTTTCTCTGAGCGTGTGAACAAAGTCGAGGTGATGGTACAAAGCCAAGCAGTCAGCATGGCCCGTATCGACGAAAACATCCAACATATCCGAGGCGCTGTCGAGAAGATGGCTGCGGATTAACCATGCTCTGTACATTGGTGTTCGTTGGGTACTCCCATACGTTCATCAATAACAGAGGCAGCTGGTTCCACAAGAAGTGCTACTACGCCTGTGATGCCCCTATGAACGGTGGGTGGTACAACCGTGTCTGGGCAGTCTCCCCAAACTACACATGTAACAGGAGGATAAAGGTTAACAATGATTGACCCTTTCACCGCCCTGTCCTTAGCAGCAGGAGCCGTGAGCAACGCCAAGAAACTTATAGCAGCTGGTCGAGATGCCTCTTCCGCCCTCAGTAAGTTCGCAGGCTGTTGCGCAGACATAAATTATATTTCTGAGAAGTCTAAGACCCCAGGTCTAATTGCAACTCTAACTGGTTCTGCCGAGCAGCAAGCAATGGACGCCTTTACTGCCCACAAGAAGATGCAAGCCCTACGCAAGGAGATAGAGACCCTAATCCTTTTCCAGCACGGGATGCAGGGTGTCGAAGAATACAAAGAGACCCTACGCAAGGTCAGGGCTCACAGGCGCAAGACTTTATACAAGCAAGCAGAACTCAAAGCAGCCCTAATCGATTGGACGATAGGCATCCTATTCACTCTGGTTGCCATAAGCATCTTTGGTGGTGTCGTCTGGTTGATCGGTAAGAAGAACGGAAATTGGTAATATGCTCTCACAACTAATAGGCCCAGTCACAAGTCTCCTCGACAAGTTTATTCCTGATAAAGACGCAGCCGCAGCCCTCAGTCATGAGATAGCAACGATGGCAGAACGACATGGCCAGGAGCTGGCACTCGCACAGCTGGCGGTAAACAAAGAGGAAGCTAAGGGCAACTGGTTCCAGTCCTCTTGGCGTCCCGCCACGGCTTGGGTCTGTGTGATGGGCATGGCCATTAACTTTATGATCTCACCGCTGCTGGCCCCATGGGAAATCAACGTGCCACAGGTGGACACAGCAACCATGATGCCCGTGCTCATGGGCCTCCTTGGATTAGGCACACTGCGCACCTTTGAGCGCACTAAAGGAGTAAGCAAGTGAAAGACAACTTCGAGCAATCCCTAAAGATGATCCTGCACCACGAAGGTGGCTATGTGAACCACCCTAGTGACCCCGGTGGACGCACGAACCTTGGTGTCACCCAAGCTGTCTATGAGAGCTGGGTAGATCGTCCAGTTACTGAGGATGAGATGCGGTCGCTGACGGTGGAAGATGTCACGCCCATATACAAACGTAACTATTGGGACCGGGTCAAAGGTGACGACCTGCCAGCCGGTGTTGACTTTGCTGTCTTTGACTTGGCCGTCAATGGTGGCACCGGCAGAGGAGCCAAGATGCTCCAGAAGGTTGTGGGTGTCACACAAGATGGCGGCATTGGTCCTCAGACACTAGGCGCTGTAGGACGTATGGATCCAGTAGACATCATCGAACAGTACGCCGCCGAGCGTGAGGCCTTCTACCGGCGCCTAAAGACCTTCGACACCTTTGGCCGTGGTTGGCTCCGGCGTAACGAAGAGACACGTCTAGCCGCCCTCAAGATGGCTGACAAATAACCCTGGTGGGCCAACTCCCATCAGCCGCAACGCTAGTGGGCGGCATAGGGATCCACTAGCCAACCGAAAGGAGGTCATCCATGATCAGTGGAATAGGTTTCCCAATTAGCGAACTAATCATAGTTGGACTATTAGTCGTCATAATGATGCGCCAGAAGTGATACCTGGTAAACTATTTTAAACATCGGTCGCACATCGGAAGCGATCGGTGTTTTTTCAACTGGTTAGCTTGGGGCCCCCTATATACGAAAGTTCTTGTGGTTAGGGCATCCGTTGACTATACTTGGGACACGATCGATGCTCCAGGCATCGTTGGTTAGAGCAGCGGAATCATAATCCGCGTGTCCGGGGTTCAAGTCCCTGTGCCGCTACCAACCCACGATGTCATCGGAACCCATCGGTCCTAACCTAAAGTTGGAGACTGAAGATGACAAAGATTACTAAAGCACAATTGAAAGCACTCGAGTTCGCAGCGGGGCACATTGCCGTCGGTAACGTCCCGGCCTTTATCCGCAGTGTCACAGCTATCTGCCGTGCCGCAAGCTCTGAGAAACAAGCAGAGGCAGTGCGCTCTGTGGCTGAGGCCATGATCCCTGGATACTCTCTTCAATTTGTCGGCCCCCTGTTTGAGACCTGGGAGGTAGCACAATGAGCAAGTATTTCACACTCGTAATTAACACCGGCGAAACCTGGGAAGACGTATATGGCGACTATAGCGCCAAGGCTTGCCGTGATGAGTTTCTCTTTAGCTACAATGAGTACACCCACCCACACTTTGACCGCACCTGGCGCACCAGTGATTCTAAGGTCGTCTGCACTGATGGTACATCGGCTGACCTGATCGCCTGCTTGGCTCACATGAACCGTGAGGTGGCATCATGAAGATCTCTGATTTCCTCAACACCCACGCGCACCGCATCTGGACCGGCAAGCACCTGAAAGAGAGCCAGGCGAAGATAAACCTGTTGCTGTCCCACAGCGACAACGCCGACAAGAACCTGGAAGACCTCCGGGCTCCTGACATCATCGAGTTTGACCACTGGCTTCAGGAGGAGCGTGGTCTGTCTAAGAACACCTGTAACCACTACAAGGCGGCCATCGGTGCCCTTTACGGGTATGCGGTGGACTATGAGGCCATCACACCTGACCAGGTCCCACGGATGAAGTTTCACAAGGTAGACAGCACCCGCATCCGTTACTTCACGGACCTGGAGATCAAACGTGCGTATGACTTCTTTGCTGGCCATAAGCACAGCTGGGTGATGCACTTCTTCACGATCGGCCTTAACACCGGCATGCGCCTGGGCGAGATCCAGAGTGTTACACCTGAGATGTTTGTGGAGATTGACGGCGAACTGTTTGTAGCTCTTAGAGACACCAAGAATGGCGATGACCGACAGGTTGCTATCAACGAGGCAGCCCGGTTAGCTTTTGACGCCCTAGACCGTGAGCCCTCTAAATACTTCCGCCACCGCCCGTTCTACAGCACCTGGGGAGACGTGCGCTACACAGTCTTCAAGGGTGATGAAACAGCGGTATTCCACGTCACACGGCATACATACTGCACCACCCTGGTGAACGACCTGAACGTCAATGAGTTCATGGTTATGAACGTCATGGGCCACCGGGACCCTAAGACCACAAAGAAGTATGTCCACATGAAGACGGGTGAGGCCTCAAGCATCAACGATCGTATAAACCACCTGTATCAGAGGGGGATTGCAGGATGATTGATGACACTCTGGAAATCTTCTTAACTTTGATTGAAACTCTTCTTTTCAGCCTTGCAATGATACTTCTCATCATATTTCTTGGCGTTCTTACTTGAAGAAACAGTTACTATAAGACCTTATAAATTATAATAATAATACAATGGCTTAACTTAGGGACCCCTCTAGAACAACTTAGGTTAGCCAACACGGGAGCAGATATATGACAAAAGATAAACTTGAGACAGTTGTATCGGGGGTAAGACCTTCTGACTGGCCTAACAGTCAAAGAGGCCCAACAGATGGTCAAGGCACTAAGAAACCCAGAACACCTCAAGAGGCTAGAGAAGCCCAAATGGTTACTAAGGGTCACCAAAGATACGAAGATCGACAAAAGAGACTGAGGGGCTCCCAGACAGATGCGGGTCATGATGTCATAACCAAAGCTCTCACTGACGTGGCCCAAGTTATATCCAAGCTAGTGGACTTTGAAATAAAAAGGGTCCAGTCAGGCCAGGGAAAACCTAGCACCTGGATCGAGGAGCTCAAGGAGCATGACCCACTGGTCTTAGCCTACTTAGGTTTAAACGTATGTTACGACAGTGTCGTCACTGGTCTGACTTATGTCAGCACTTTGAACACCATAGGTGCCCGTATTGAAAACGAGAGTTTCTCTAAGGGTCTAAAAGAGTATGACCACCAGCTACATAAACGCTTGGTCAGCCAGGTCACCAAGGCCCACTCTTCAGACCGCTACCGTTTCAAGGCAGCAAGGATAATCTCTGGCAAAGAGGGCTATCAGCCAGAGCGTTGGTCAGGACCTGCAAAAGTGTCTATCGCCAGCCCTGTCATCAATGCCATCCTCGAAGGCTGTGATATCTTCATGATTACGCAGACGGATGTCGCTAAGTATTCTGGGAAGAAACTAGAGGTACACACCCACCGCCACCTCAGTCTGACTGATAGTGCAGCGCAGAAGATCTCTGAGAGAACCTTCGATGCATCTTGGGCGAGTCCTATGTATGGTCCTTTGGTCATACCCCCAAAGCCTTGGACAGCTTTTGACACGGGCGTCTACCAAGACGAAACCCTTGCTTCTTTGGTCCCCTTGGTTCGGAAGTCTACAAAAGAGCAAAGGCTGGCCATAAAGCATGACTTTGAGAAAGGGACACCAGGCTATGTCAGAGCTTTAAATGCGCTACAGGCAACGCCGTTACGTCTCAATGAGGATGTCTACCATGTCATCCGTTGGTTGCAGGCTGAGAACAAAACCTATTCTGAGTTCCCGTCTTTAGCCCCACCTGAGAAAACACCTTTTCCAGATAACCCTGCGGCTTATTCTGAAGAGTACCTTTTGCAGATCAAAAAGGACCGCAAGAAGTGGCATGAGGATCGCCGTGAGGCGGTGACCAATGCTGCTGTCTTAGACGAAGATCTGCGCACTATGGAGGGCCTCAGAGGCATCGATGAGTTTTGGCTCGGATGGTCTTTTGACTTTCGTGGTCGTATGTACCCTATCGGCAACTACAACTACCACAGGGCAGACCATATCAAGGCTTCGTTCATGTTGGCTAATGGTAAACCTCTCGATGGCCCAGCGCAGGGATGGTTGATGATCCAAATTGCCAATGTTGGAGACTTTGATGGTATCTCTAAGAAGTCCCTGGATGATCGCATTGATTGGACCTTGCAGAACGAAGAGATGATCTTGGCTTGCGCTGATGATTACCAGGCTACCTTTGATGTCTGGAACCAGGCTGACAAGCCTATGCAGTTCCTGGCTGCCTGCTTTGAATATCGGAAGTTCGTTGACCAGGGTGAAGATTATGTCTGCCACCTTCCAATCTCACTCGATGGCACCAACAGCGGCACTCAGCACTATGCCCTGGCGCTGCGCAACTACGAGGACGGCCTTAGGACAAACCTGGTCCCCTCTGACCACTGCTTCGATGTCTACCAGATTGTGGCTGATGAAGTTCAGAAGGCTCTAGAGTTAGACGGGAGCCCTGAGGCGCAGCATTGGTTGTCCTATGGCATCACCAGGAAGACGGTCAAACGCAATACCATGTGCTACGGCTACTCTTCTGTCCAGCGTGGGATGGGCGACCAGATCATCGAGGATCTCATGTCTCCACTACAGCGCCAGGTGGCCTATAAGCAAATCGAGGAGCACCCGTTTGGCGACAAGGCTGACCAGGGTAGGTATGCTCGGTTCCTAGCCTCTGTGAACTACCAGGTGATCTCTCAGACACTATCGAGTGTGGCCGCTGGGATGAAGTTTCTTCAGAGCTACGCTGATGCCCTTGCTCGGGAGCAGAAGTCGGTGCGCTGGACATCCACTTCTGGTTTCCCTTGCGTCCAAAGATACACGAAGTCGAAGGCACAACGTGTGCGGATCTTCTTGTATGACCGGGAAGCCAAGCTGCGTAAGCAGACCAGGGTCAATCTACAGACAGACACCAATGTTTATGACACCCGCAAAGCCAGGTCGGGGGTAAGCGCCAACTTCGTACACTCGCTCGATGCAGGGCATATGTCTCTGTCGATCCAGATGGGTTTAAACCAGGGGATCAGTGACTACTTTCTGATCCATGACAGCTTTGGTACTAACTGTTCGGATACATGGGCTTTCTATCATTGTATCCGGGAGAGCCTGGTGGACATCTATGATGACACCTGTGTCTTTAGCCGGTTTGAGAAAGAGTGCCGCAACCGCCTGGCGAACCCTGACATGGATCTTGAGAGTGTTCCCGAGTTTGGCTCACTGGACATCTCCCAGGTGGTCAACAGCGAATACTGTTTCAGTTAAATCCCAACCGCCAACTAAGTTTATCACAGTTGGGTTTTTGACAATCGAGAAGACCATAAGGGCTGCCTCCGGGTGGCCCTTTTTCTATGTGCTCGGACCTTAGGGACCCCTCTAGATACAAACCAAATCTGTATCGTTGGAAACTCTAAAGGAGAGACAAATGACTAAAGTTAACTTTGTGACTAAGGCTGGCCACGCGCAATATGCTTGGCTTCAACCAGGTCGCCCTGACACCGCTTTTGATGCAGAAGGTAAGTACAAAACAAACCTGATCCTCTCTGCGCAAGACGCCGCGCCGTTGGTTGATGCAATTAAAGCTCTACGCAAAACCAGCACTAAGTTCACACCAAAGGACAATGTCTCGTTGCCTTTCTCTGTTGATGACGAAACCGGCGATATCACACTTAAAGTGTCCAGTAAGTTCCAACCCAAATACATGGATGCCAAGGGTAACCCGGTGCCGATCGACCAGGTTCCTCTGATGTATTCTGGGTCAACTTTGCGCCTTAGTGGTGCCATGGATGCTTGGTCCAAGGGTGCCAACCGTGGGATCGCCCTACGTCTAGGCGCTGTCCAGATCATTGACCCTGTGTCTAGCGGCGGGTCTGCCGGTCAGTTCGATGCCGTGGAGGGATATGAAGCCTCTGCTGAGACGTTCCCTGGTGGTGCTGCTGACTCTGACGACAATTATGACTTTTGATGCAGTGCGTATGTCTGGCGCAAGATCTACCGCCTATCGCCTCGGGTTCCGTTCAGGGCTCGAGGAGAAGGTCGCAGATCAGATAAAGAAAGCTGGGCTACAGGTTACATATGAGACCGACACGGTGATCTACAGGATCCCGGCTCGAGATCATAAATACACGCCAGACTTCAAACTACAGAAGCCTGGTGGTGGTTTCTTCTATTGCGAGACCAAAGGGTTATGGACAGTTCAAGACAGGGCTAAGATTTTACTCTGCATAGAACAGAACCCTGGTATCGACATAAGAATGGTATTTAGTAACCAGAACAGCAGGTTGTACAAGGGTAGCCCAACCACATACGCAATGTACTGCGAAAAGAACGGGATCAAGTATGCACACAAGTGGATACCTGATGACTGGCTGGAGGAAGCCAGACAAGGAGAGCAGGGGGTGGCTTAGGCTGCCCCCTTTTTCATTTTAACGGGAGAAACAAATGTCATTTGACCATCAAACTGACAGCGAGTTTGTGAGCCACGTCCCATGCGGTGCGTGTGGCTCGAAAGATAACGCTGGACTATACAATGACGGTCACACCTTTTGTTTCGGGTGTGGTCACTGGGAGGGCGAAGGAGAGCCTCCTGTGGGGGCCAAAGACAGAGGGCCTAAGCCTGGGCTAATAGAGGGTGAATATGCACCCCTGAGAGCCCGTAGGATCACTGAGGATACCTGTCGGAAGTTTGGATACACGGTTGGCAAGCACAACGGTAAGACGGTCCAGATTGCCACCTACCGCGATAAGACTGGGCGCCCTTGCGCACAGAAGCTGAGGACAGCCGACAAGAAGTTTAGCATCCTCGGTGAAGCAAAAGAGATGACCTTATTTGGGAGCCATCTGTTCTCCACAGGCAAGCTGACTATTTGCGAAGGCGAGCTCGATGCAATGTCACTCTCGCAAATGCAAAACCACCGTTGGCCCGTGACGAGCCTGCCGAATGGCTGTGCGTCAGCCAAGAAAGCAATCATGGCGAACTGGGATTATATCACCAGTTTCAAAGAGGTCATCCTGTACTTTGACAACGATGAACCTGGTCGGACAGCTGCGATCGAATGTGCTGAGTTGTTGCCTGTCGGCTTGTGTAAGATCGCATCGATGTCCGAATACAAGGACGCCAACGAGGCCCTGGTCGCCGGCAACGCTAAGGCGGCTATCTCTGCCCTTTTTGAAGCCCGTGAGCACCGGCCAGATGGCATTGTGTCAGCCCACGACCTCCGCGATGTCATTGGTGTCAGCGATGCTGTCAGCCCCATCACATATCCCTGGGATGGTCTCAACAAGATGAGCATGGGCCTGCGCCCAGCAAGCCTGGTGACTGTCATAGCTGGCTCCGGGGTGGGTAAGTCCACTTTTATCCGGGAGATCATGTACCACATCCAGCAATCTGGCTACCACGCTGGCATGATCATGCTGGAGGAGACGACCAAAAGGACGGCCCAGGGTTTGGTTGGTCTACACATGAACAAGAACATCACTGTGGATGAAACTGCGGCCACCAAAGAAGAGATCGAGGAGGCCTACGCTGACCTGCTAACGGGTGCGCCGTTCTATTTGTACGATCATTTCGGCTCGACCCAGCTCGATACGATAATCCAGCGCATCAGGTTTATGAACAAGGCGCTGGGCTGTCAGGTTATATGCCTCGATCACGTCTCAATCTTGGTCAGCGGCATGACGGGGAAAGTTACTGATGAGCGCCGGTTGGTTGATAGCCTGGCCACTGAGCTCCGAACTGAAGTCCAGGCCCTGGGCATCACCCTGTTGCTTGTGTCTCACCTAAAGCGCCCCTCAGGGGATCTGAGCCATGAGCAGGGGGCCAAGTTAGGCCTCAATCAGATCAGGTCGTCTCACTCACTCGCTCAGTTAAGTGACCAGGTGATTGGCCTCGAGGTGGACCGGGACGACCCAACCAGCGGTATGCGATCGATTGTGATGCTCAAGAACCGCCAAACTGGCTCAGTAGGCCACTGTGGGAGCCTGACTTATGACAAAGTCACGGGCCGCCTCCGTGATGCTGAGACCACATTTGCATTCTAAATTGGAAAAGGAGAGCCAATATGCTGTTTAAAGCAAAAAAGACGAACGGGAAGAAGTATATCAACATCGATACGCCTCTGACCCTGAATGAATACCAGGAACGTATGTCCGACACGGCTATCTACAAGTGGCCAGTGATATACCCGGCACTCGGATTGGCTAACGAGGCCGGTGAGTGCCTGGGCAAGATCAAAAAGATGATCCGGGATGAAGAGGTTGCGTTTGACGGGAGTTTATTAATTACCCCAGAGCAACGTGCTTCCCTGGGTGCAGAGCTTGGTGATGTGCTTTGGTACATTGGAGCCCTGAGCAAGGACCTCGGTCTGACCCTGGAAGACGTAGGTCAGATGAACTTAGACAAACTGGCTGACCGCAAGACCCGTGGTAAGCTCAAGGGCTCTGGCGACAACCGTTGAGCCGCTGGGTCTTTGACCTGGAAAGTGACGGACTTTTAGACACAATCACAAAGATACACTGCATCGTGCTTAGGCACATGGAGACAGACGAGGTACGCTCGTTTGGCCCAGACCAAATTGGTGAGGCATTGCAGCTATTGTCGGACGCAGAAGAGCTCTGTGGGCAAAACTTGATTGCGTATGATATACCGGCACTCCAGAAGATTTACCCTGACTTCACGGTCACGGCTAAAGTCACCGACACCCTGGTTCTATCCAGGTTGATCAAAAGTACCCTGGCTGAGGATGATTACATTCGCCACGCCAAGAACCCACACGCATTCCCAAAGAAGATGATGGGGTCTCACAGTCTGAAAGCCTGGGGACTGCGTATGTCCCTGGATAAGAACGAAGACCACTTCAAAGGTGACTATGATGGCGGTTGGGAGAACTACAGCCAGGAAATGTTGGACTACTGCATCCTCGATACTAGTGTGACCAAAACGCTGTATGAGCATTTGATGGATCAGGGCTTCTCCCAGGAGAGCATCGATCTCGAGCACAGCCTGGCAAACATCTGTCTCCGCATTGGCAACAATGGTTGGACCTTTGATAGGGCCGCTGCTGTCGAGCTGTATGCTGAGTTGTGTCAAAAACGGGATGAACTGAGCCGGGGTTTAGACAGCCTGTTCCCACCCTGGGAAATCACTGAAGAGTTTACGCCAGCTAGGGACAATAAGACCCTGGGTTATGTCAAAGGTGAGGTCTTCATCAAGCGTAAGACCGTTGAGTTCAACCCAGGATCCAGGCGTCACATCGAGTTCTGTCTCAAGCAGAAATATGGTTGGAAGCCTAAGAAGTTTACCCAGGGCCAAGGCCATGCCGAGATCAACGAGACGATCTTGGGTGAACTTGATTATCCTGAGGCTCAGAAGCTGTCTGAGTTCTTCATGGTACAGAAGCGCATAGGTCAGTTGGCAGAGGGTCCAGCTGCCTGGCTCAAGAAGGTCGATGATGACGGTAAGATCCGCCACACGATCGTCTCTGGGGGCACGATTTCGGGCCGCGCCGCGCATCGATCGCCAAATTTGGCGACAATTCCGAAAGCAGGGTTACCTTATGGTGAGAACTGTCGGAAACTATTCACAGTTCCTGCTGGCTGGACGCTGGTGGGCGCGGATCTTTCCGGGCTCGAGTTGCGCACCTTGGCCATGTTCCTGGATGATGGCGGCGAGTACGCTCGGCAGATCCTCGAAGGTGATATTCATACATATAATCAAAACAGTGCAGGACTAAGTTCACGCAGCGAGGCCAAGAGGTTCATTTATTCGCTCCTTTTTGGGGCCGGTGATGCCCTGATTGGTAAGATTGTGGGTGGGAATGCAAAGAAAGGTAAAGAGCTCAAAGACAAGTTCAATGCCTCGATCCCCGCCTACGCAAAGCTCCAGAGCAATCTAAAGAGGGCCGCCCAGCGCGGTTATCTCAAAGGATTGGATGGACGGTTTCTATATATCAGAGAAGAGCGAAAGTTGCTCAGTCAGCTACTCCAATCGAGCGGAGCAGTCCTCTGCAAGAAATGGGTCGAACTCATCGACACCGAAATCAACAAGGTCCACGGGCCGGACCAGGCGTACATAATGGCCTGGGTGCATGATGAAGTTCAAATCGCATGCAAAACCAAGGAGATAGCTGAAGATGTCAGACAAATCGCAATTAGAATGGCGGGAGAGGCAGGCCGTCATTTCAAGACAGCCATCAGGATCGATGCCGATGCCGGTCTGGGCGTCACTTGGGCTGACACCCACTGAGGTTACCCAGGACGTTGTCGATCTTATGGCTCTTTATATTGTCTTGGATCGCGCCTGGCGGAAGCCCTTCTCAATCAAAAGTAACTTTGCACGAAACACAGCATTCCACGTTGCCATGACTGCCTCTGAGGGCCTCATCACAATCAAGATCGATGAGGACTTCTTTGGCAATCGCTGGCTGATCACAGAGCACGGAATGGAAACTAAGGAAGCACTCGATGACCTATTTCAAGACCTTTTTGCAAGAGCCAACGGCAGGGACCACACTCTTAATTGATGGAGACCTATACCTCTACCGCGCTTGTGCTGCTGCTGAAGAAGAAGTGGACTGGGGAGATGATGTCTGGTCCCTATCCACCGACCTGAAGGTGGCAAAGAAGATATTCCAGGACACAATAGACAGCGTCTGTGAGCACCTGGAGACCCCTCACTTCATCGTATGCCTGAGCGACCGTGACAACTT